TCTTAAAGGAACGTCAGCATATACGGAGACTGTCAATTCTTCAAGAGAAAACGGAACTACATTCTTTTCACAAGAATTAACTCTTAACTTAAAGAAATTGACACCGGAGATGACAGTTCAACTTAAAACCTTAGCATACGGAAGACCGGTTGCTATCGTTTGGACTAATAACGGAGATGCATTAGTAGCAGGTATTACGCAAGGTTGTGATTTAACAGCAGGAACAATACAAACTGGTGCGGGAATGGGAGACCTTTATGGTTATTCTGTTACTCTTACAGGTTTAGAAAAGTTACCAGCTGCATTTATTACAGGCTCGACTCAATCTAACCCATTTGGTTCTGCTGCATTGACAGTAAAACCATCAGTCGTTTCAGGTTCTGCAGCTTAATCGCTGAGGAATTGAAATATATATTGAAGCATATTCTTTGTAAAATAAAGGATATGCTTTTATTATGCCCATACTATAACCACATTTGATTTATTGAGTGTTAAATAAGAGATAATACTAAACTAATACTAGATAATGCTTACATTTATATCAGGTAGCACGAATAGCTATACAATAAGAATCTCACCTCCAACAACAACTGAGCAATTTACAATGTCATTACAAGATATGACAACACAAGTAAATTCAACTGCATCCCTTACAGGAATAACTTATAATGGGTATGAGAGTCTTTTAGGTTTTACTGCAAGTATACCGAATACGAATGTTGCACAGGAGTTTAGAGCAACTTTAGAAAATGGAGGATATGAATTATGGCATGGTAGTATACAGGTATTTACGTCTCAAAGTAATGAGCCGATATATAAACCGGTATATTCAAACCAAATTCCTTTAGATGGAAATGAGGTATCGCATGTATCAACCAATCAATATGTAATTTTAGACTAATATATGAAACAACAAAGTAAATTCTCCGTAGTAAATCTCCAATCACAGGACATTCCCAGAATAATGGAGGATATAAGAACTCGTTATGCTTGGGTGCCATTTGGTGTCTATGGACAAGATGATTTCTTCTCAGCAGTAACATTAGCACATAATACCTCAACAACTAATGCAGCTTGTATCGAAGGTATTGCTGATTTAATTTATGGTAAGGGTTTATACTCAAAAGACCCAGCATTTAATGCATTACTACAAAGGTTAATTCCACAAGAAGAAATCAAAAGAGTATCATTTGATTTAAAGCTATATGGTAATGCTGCATTCCAAGTCTATTGGAACGATGAACATACTAAAATAATTAAAATGTATCACGTACCCGTTCAGTATTTACGTGCGGAAAAGATATATGATAACCCTAAAATAGAAAACTATTACTACTGCACTGATTGGAATGACCAAAGGTCAGTTAAGAATAAAAAGAAAGTTCCAGCATTTGAAACGAGTAATGAGAAAATGGAAATACTTTATATTAAAAATTATTCTCCAAGTCTTTATTATTACTCTCTACCTGATTGGGTTTCTGCACTACAATTTTCATTTGTAGAAGCTGAATTATCCAATCTACACATCAACAATATAGAAAATGGTTTCTTACCTGCTGTTATGTTAAACTTCAACACAGGAGTTCCTGCACCTGAAGAAAGACAGACGATAGAAGCATTAGTGCAAAATAAATTTACAGGAACTAGAAACGCAGGCAGATTTATGTTGAGTTTTAATGATGATGTGGCGAGCAAACCTACTATCGATGTCATCAACATTGACAACTTACATGAGAAATATGAATATGTTGCAACTTACGCACAAGATAGAATACTTGTAGCACATAGAGTAACATCGCCGTTATTATTTGGTATTAGAACAGAGGGAAATGGTTTTAGTTCTCAATCAGAGGAAATGAAAACAGCATTCTCAATCATGCAAACAATGACTATATCACCATTCCAAAATCTTTTATTAAATTCATTAGATTATGCATTGGTTTGTGGTGGATATGATAATACAGAATTATACTTTGAACAATTGACACCATTAGTAATTCTTTCACAAACTGCAGAGGATACTGATAAGTCAGTTGGACAAGTAGAAGATGAAACGAATAAATCTATGGAAAATCCTGCAACACAGGATAACCCCGGAGACCAAACTCCAAACGAACCTTCTAAACCTACTAAACCAGCACCGGGTTTAAATGAACCGATAAATCAATACTCTGCGTTTTTCAAACAAGATTATCAAATAACTAATAAATAATATATAACTATGAGCTATGCTTTATTCATAAACCGAAACGATATTATTAAAAATACTCCACTACAAGGAGCTATTGACTCAGATGCATTATTACCATTTTTAAGAACTGCACAAGATAAATACTTAAAGAATCTATTAGGAACTGTCCTATTTGATTACTTACAAGCACAAATAGTAGCTAATACTGTCTCTGCACTTTCAGTATTTTATCAGGACTTATTAGATGACCATATAAAGAATACTCTAATGTGGTATGGTTGTGTAGAATACATACCATTTTCCTCAATACAATTCAAATCCAATGGAAGTGTTAAGCAACAATCAGAACAGGGAATTGCCCCTTCTAAATCAGAAATAGATTATCTTTTAAGTAAGGCTCAATCGAACGCTGATTACTATGCACTTCGATTACAAAATTATTTAGTTGCATATTCTAATCAAATACCGCAATACTTACAATCAGTTGGTAATATGACACAAATATATCCAGACCAAACAAATCAATATTTTGGTGGCATTCAATTATAATAAACTATGGCAACATCATTTTTACAAAATAATTTAGGAACAAACTATACATTATATTTTAATGTTATTGACTATTTTAAGACTATAATGCAAAATCACCCTACAATACAATCTGTAAGTCAAGGTGATATAAGTGATATAGATGTTGAACAATACCAATTATATCCTTTGGGCAATGTAAATATATTGAGTGCAGATTTTAATGCAAATACAACGGATTATACAATTCAGTTAATAGTTGCTGATAAAATAAAGAATAAAAATAATGAATCAGTTGGTAGAACAAATGCATTAGATGTTCCTTTTTATGGAGATGATGATACTGTTGATATCTGGGCAAATATGTTAGGAGTTGTAAATGACCTTACAGCATTCACACAATATTCAGTTGAAAGTTTTAATATCAACGACCAAATCACAAACGAACCCTTTGCTGAGAGATTTAATAATGGATTAGCAGGTTGGGTTTCTACTTTTACACTTACTACACATAACGATAGACCGAGATGTTTATATAACTTATATGACACACCACCCTTTGAAGTTGAAATTAGTTATGTAGCCGTAGCAGGAGGTGGAGCAGGAGGCGGACAAGCACATGGAGGTGGTGGTGGAGCAGGTGGTTATTTGACTGGGTTTGACACCTTACTTCGTAACATTGTATATCCAATTGTAATTGGTGGTGGTGGAACAGGTACCTATTTTAATCAACAACCACCTTCAAATGGAAGCAATACAACTTTTAATGGTTTAACTTTAATTGGTGGAGGTGGTGGTAACTCAAGTTCCGGAAGTGGCAATGGTGCAGCAGGTGGTTCAGGCGGAGGTGCAGCACCAAATGGAGTAGGTGGTGTTGGAACTGTGGGTCAAGGAAAAAATGGTGGTAATGGAATAAGCAATATAAGTGGTAGTTACGCAGGTGGCGGTGGAGGTGGTGCTTCACAAACAGGCTCATCTGCTACCGGAACAACACAAGCAAATGTGGCTGCTGGTAATGGTGGTAGTGGTAGTAACGCATTCTACAATTGGGTATCAAATACTTCTCCATACTACGCAGGTGGTGGTGGTGGTGGTGTATATATTAGCATACCTAATACGGGTGTAGTAGGGATTGGTGGAATTGGTGGTGGTGGAACAGGTGGAGGACATGGTCCTAGTGGTCATTACCCAACTAATGGAACTGTCAATACCGGTGGCGGTGGTGGTGGTGCAGGTGGATGGGACGAACTCCAAACAAGTGGTAATGGTGGTAGTGGTATTGTCATTATACAATATGCAGGTTTACCTCGAGCAATAGGAGGAAATATACTCAATACAAATGGTTTT